TCGTAAGCGTGTTGCCGCCAGCCGTGTAGCCTGTGCCAGTCACTTCGTTGGACGTGCTGTACGCCGTCGTAGATGCGCCAAGGGTTGCCGAGCTGGTGAACAGGGCAATCTTGAATGCATCCCCGGTGCCGTTAGTGAAGTCATGCGTAGCCGTCAAAAGCTCCTGCTTAAACGACGTGCAGACTGCCTGAGTGATCGCCATGGTGGCCTCCTCTAAATATTGCCAATGATCGCGGCGATGTCATCGTGACCCTGCTCTCGCAGCTTAGATGCAAGGGTCGCCCTGTCGCTTTTGATGGCTTGCTTAATATAGAACTCAGTGGTCAGTTTAACCTTTTCTTTAAAGGCATGCGCCTGATCCCTGATGGGCTGAGGCGCCTCGTCACTCACCGCAACAATATGATTGGTTGCGCGCTCAGCCCAATGTTCCGGGCCGAAGCCTCGGTTGTTTGAGGTCTTAACCGCAACCGCTACGTTCTTGGTGACAATCTCAAACATTTAGCGAGGCACCCGTACCATGCCAGCACGATAGCTGTCAGTCGTATTGAAGCCCTCACCGAGGGTCCCGAGATTCTTGATAGCCTCTTGGTACTTAGACTCGTAGAGCTGCACCAAGTCCGGCTCGCCTTTAAGGTAGCCATAGGCTTCCGTCAGACATGCATATAGCAGCGCATGTTCAGCGTTAGTGCCAAGCCAGCTCGTCCCCGCATCAACGATGGACTCTGGGCGGTAGAAGTAATGAAGCTCTGCCGTGTAGTTTGCATCAGGCGTCGGCCCAAGGAGGAAGGTGCCGTCGTCGAAGATTGCGTAATACCGGGGCGCCCCAGTTGCAGTCGGCTCAGGAAACGCTTCACGGAGAAAGTTCACATCCTTATAGAGCAGGTACTCATGGCTCCCGCTGTTAATCACCGCAAGGGAATAGACGGCAAGGAAATCAGACGGAGTGGACAGGTACTGCAGGTCCGCCGTCATGGAGCCGGTGCTGTTCTTGCGGAAGTCAGGAAGCTGGATCGTCTTAAGGATTCGATCCTCGGCCTGCTTGATGATCGTGTCGAGGTCCGAAACAAACTGCGTATCTGAGTCTTTCAGATAGCTCTGGATCGAGGCCTTCAACGTGGTATAGGTCAAAGCCATCAGCTAATGCTCACCGTTACGCGCCCAGACAAGCATTGCAGGGGCGCCGAGAACGTATTGTACGTCACGCTCAGTGCCCGGCTTTCCTGCTCTGATGGGTCAGGCCGGGGGTTCTGGAGCGGACGCGGGTCATCCACTTGAATCTCTCCAACCCAGAGCTGCGGCTGGTCTTCGTCATAGCACTCAGGGCAGACATACAGGTCTGTGGGCATGCGGTTCTGAATCTGGTTCGACAACTCATGCAGCGGGTACCGAAACCCGCAGCGGTCGCAGAAGCCAAAGGCATGCTTGCCCTGTGCGTAGCTCATCGGACTCTATACATCCGAGGAACCATCTTCAGGTCGGTCTTGACCCGGTCCTCGTCGAGAGCGTTCTGCAGCTCCTGATCATAGATCGCTTTAAGCGCAGCCATCCGGCTCACGCCGTCCGGGGCTTTCATGGCAATGTGATAAGCCAGCCCAGCGATAAGCGCAGGAATGAACCGAGCCGGCACATCAATTGTGTTCGCGCCATTCGTGCCCACGTCCTGAATGCGCCGCATGCGCCAGTAAGCGACCGTGTACGTTTCTGAGCTGTCCGGGACAGGCCAGACCGTAAACTCCGGAGTGATCTGCCGATCAATGTAAATCTGGACCGGGCGACCCTGATCCAACTTGTTCGGAAGCTGCGCATAGGCTGCGAAGGAAATCCTTTGTAGCCGGGTGTCTTGCTGGTTGGAGGTGGCAGCATTGGTGCGTAGCTGGTGCTCCAGAAGATCAATGGTGTCCGCCGGCAGCGTATAGGTGGCCGTGCCCGGGGTGAGCACCTGAGACCCCTCCTCGATCATCCAGAGGTGAATCCCACGGTTTGCCCACTCAAGCGATAGGATGTTCAACGACCTCCGCGCAGTGCGGAAGTCGTATCCCGTCCTTAGTTCCAGCCCTACCCTTTCGAACGCCTCTTCAGCGATCTCAAGGAAATCAGGGTTGAAGGTGGCAGTGCCGCTGGTGGCCACTTACTTTTTCTTGGCCTTCGTTTTGCCGCGCATGGCGCACCCATCGGTGGAATAGGTCTTGCCGCCCATGCGCATTTTCTTTGTTTTTTTGGCTTTGGTTTTGCCACCATAGGCCATCATTTCTTTATTCATGTTTGAGCGCATCATGATATTTCTCCTTAGCACATACGGCCTTTGGTGCGACCGCGAACCGCCGCACCATCAATTTTACCACCAGCAGCCATCTTCTTCGCTGCGTTTGCTTCCGACATGGCGATCGCCACTGCTTGATCCCTGTCGGTCACCTTCTTCCCAGAGCCAGACTTGAGTTCGCCACGTTTAAACTCACCCATGACCTTCTCAACCTTCTTGCCCTGCTTCTCAGTCATCTTAGCCATTTAGCAGTCCCACGCCCTGCGGCTCCAGTAGTTTGCAGAGAACTTGTCCTGCGTCCCCTTGATCCCACCGGACCGGGCGCAGTACGACTTCTTGCGAGCAGGGCGATCCTTCTTGATCGACATGTTCGCATCGCCAAAGCGGACGAGCTTCACTTCGTCACCTTTCTTTGCAAGGACCGCGAACTTCTTGTTCCCGGACTTACTGGTCTTCGGCTTGTTAAAACCAGAAAAGGTCTCACCTCGGTAGGTGATTTTTCCCCCTTCCCGCTTTATGTCGCTAGCCTTCGGCATACTACCTCCGGTACTTCGCCGTCTTCTTAGCTATCTTCTTAGGCTGGGCTACATGCTGCTTACCAGCTTTAGTTCCTGCACGTTTCGCTTTAGTCGTAGCTGCATACTCACTAGAGGACAAAGCCTTAATAGCCTTCTCAGGTAAGTAACGCTCACCTGTCTTACCACTAGGCTTACCACTCTTAGTACGCCACTTTTGTTCTCCCCACTTCTTGAGGGACTTCTGAGGCTTCTTCATCTGATTACTTGTAGCCCCCACCTTTAGCTTTATACTCTTTAGCTACCATCTGTGCCTTACGTGCACTCCACTGTCCAGGCTTACCACCCTTACTACCAGCCTTGTACTTCTCTACAAGACGCTTACGCATGGTAGGCTTAGTGTAGTTACCTGCAGCGTTTACTTTAGATTTAGACTTCTTAGCTACCATTTTACTTTATCAGCCCAGTACGCAGCACTCATCTTGCCCTTCTTGATGTTCTTAGCGTGACGTGCCTTAAACGAAGCTTGACGCTTAGTAGGCTTCTTATCACCACTAACACCCTGCTGACCAAAACGTATAGTCTTAATCTTGTCACCCTCTTTAGCCACAACTACATGAGACTTCGTAGGATGACTGGGAGTGCGCTTCGGCTTATTGTAGCCACTTACACCCGCACGTTCTAGTCTGGAATCCTTAGATGCTGCCATAGTATCACTTCTTATTCTTACTGTAAGCCTGACCACCATAAAATGCAGCTACAATCGCAGCCACAGATACAAAATAAGTTGCAGCCATATTACCAAGAACAGTAGCAGCTTGGGATAAGGAAAGGGCGGTAGCCAAGACAACACTAAAAGGATACAACAACATGCCAGCCAAAGCAAACCACGCCATATTACGTTGAGCATCCTCTTTCTTGTCTTCGTTCTCAAACCTCACTCTACGCTCATACATAGCCATCTCTGCATCAGTGACAATACCATCACCGTCTGCATCAGCTTCATCCCACATACTGTTTTCTTGTAACTGCTTACTCATCCTACACCATCACGTATTCTATCAGGGTCTAATACTTCATGTCTCGTTAAATGTCCCTCTAAGTACATAGCACGTTCTACATGGTCTAACGTGTACTTAACACCAGTAGCGTTATATATAGCCTCACGTACATAGAACACATCTGACTTGGGTATGTGTACTTTCTGCACTGCACGAGTGTTACCACTACTCAAAGCACGATAAAAGTCTTCGATTACTGTCTCACTTGCACATAGTTGTACGTATGGCTTCTTCATTGTCAACACTTATTTAACATGTACGTAGGGAAATAAAGTTATAACTACAGTGAAGTACGTAGAGGAAGTGAGAGGAGCAGAGAGGAGCCGTACAACACCGTAGTTATAACTTATAGTAGTAACTTAGTTGTTATATTTTTTATAGTTACTTTAAGTATAGTAACACTTAAGTAGTCTTATGTCAAGTAGTACTTAGTATTTATTACTTTTATTACGTAGTAAC